TCAAACTTTTTTGACCTGTAACAGAATAACCATATCCGTGCGGCTCTTCTCGTCAGATTTCTGACTCCAGCTTTTGGGCAGAAATGATAATCCTGTGCTGGCCTGCGAATCCTTGTTTTCTGCCAGACCACCCAGCAACACAATATCGCCATCTTTCAGAGTCAGCGACGTATCCACCTCACGCTTGAGCAACGTTGGCGAATCATTCACGCCCGTATCTGTTTTGACAAAATTGCTTAACTGCTGATTGACGTTCAGGCTGATGCGTGACGACGTGATAACCGGCTTAACTTTGAATATCACCCCTGAGTCACGATATGTAACCGACTGAACGGCTTTACCGTCCTCATAGGATACGCTGCCAAGAACCGGAACCTGCTCACCAACGGAAAACGTTGCTTCCTTGCCGGAATCCATGCGCAGCTGTGGCGCGGATACCACCTTAAACCGGTTATCTGTTCTGAACAGTTCATACATCGCATTCAGCGTACCGGAGCTGAATGAAATGTAATTCCCCATTGATGAAGATGTCCCCATGCTGACACCAAAACGCCCTGATAACAGTTTTGCTGCCAGCGCCAGCCCTGAACCTTCAGAACTCCCTGTCTGTACCTCGTAAATATACCCCGTCACCACAACCCCCTGAGCCGGGACATCAACCAGCGGTACCAGCTCCTTAAGGCGAACCAGCTCTGAACTTGTCCCCCTGAAAACCAGTGAATCCCCTTCACCCGATAAAAACGAGCCTGAAGATACACTGCCGGATAACGATCCCGAAGATGATCCGGACGCACTTTCTGAAGACGCCTGCGATGAACGCCCTGTCGCTCCCGAAAGCACTGAGGCCAGATAAGACGGTGCACGATGAAGTGGCGTATATACCCATGAAACCATTTTTTCCGGCGCAACCACGGGTTTAAACGAGCGATAATGATCAACGCCATTACGTGTCTCAACAGCAATATTCAGCTGCCTGAGCCAGCGCACATACTCCTCACGCTGTTTTTTCTGGTCGCCAGCCAGACTTAAATCCAATGTGACCGGACGGGTATCACTGGCAAGCTCAGGCGGCAACGCATACTGACGCCTGAAAATATCTTCCTGTGCCAGTTGTATCGCTGCATTGAGCGGAAGACGTTCAACAAAAAAGGCCGGAGACGAGGCATACACACACGCCGAAGTCAGAAAAAAAAGTGCTGTCAGTAAGTTAATCATTCTCATCATGTTATACCGTGCGTAAGTGCTGTTTTTCAGTCATGAAGACATTCCGCTTCCTCGTTTATTCGCTCACTACGTTCGGTCATAAACTTGCGGCGAGCGGTATCTCTTCTGTCTTATTTACCCTTCACATCAAACGAAAGCATTTTGTCAGTCAGAGTATCCCCCTTTGATGCCGTCCCCGACGGGCCTGACCAGAACGTCACCCTTTCACCGTCAACATTCAGTTCCGTGGCGCTGCCGTTCCATGGCTGAAAAGCGGTATAACGTCGCACCTGACCCGACGGACCCAGCAGCACAAAATAAGGACTTGCTCCCCTGACATATCCGGCAAGCCGCCACTCCTTTGATACCGGAAGCACATCCGGTTTTTTCTGTCTCAGCTCTGATACAACCGTTGACGCAGGCAAAGGATGTACAGGTGTCACGGTGCTTTCAGGCACAGGAGGGACAGCGGCACTAACCTCCCGATCGCCGGAGAAATAATGTCGGGCAACGGCAATCATCGCGGTGACGAGGAAAAGAAAGGCAATCAGCTTGCCCCACGGCTTTTTCTGTGGGGTGGCCTTTTTTTCGGGTTGTTGAGATAACGGATTCATGGTTTTAAGTGTGCGCCCGGGCAAAACGGAATAAACAGCACGCATATCCACAAAACGGTCATTAAGCAGCTCCATTCCGTCAGAGAAAATGAAATTAGTGTCGTAAACGTTGTAATAATCCGCAGCCCTGATAATGATTTTATCTACGGGACGACGTGCCGCGTGAATCGTGCCGTCATAAAGAAACGTACTGGCAGCCACGTAATGAGGAATAATCCCCCTTTTACCTGATGCAACCCCTGTTTTTCCTGGTCTGAATAATTCCATCAGTGGCGTAATCACAGGAACACGTAATTCATCAAGACGGCGGCAGCGAATAATTTTAGCCCCCATCGCCTTAATTATCTGGGAATCAATCATATCTTCATGCTGTGCAATCAGATAAACATCCCAGCCCAGCTTACGGGAATGTATCAGCCAGTCAATTAACGGTAATCTGTCCTTACGGGCAAAACCACGGGTATTCAGCCATGTCGCACACTCATCAAGAAATAACGCTCCGAAGCGTGTTTTTTCATTTTCAGGACATCCACGACCAAGAAGCTCAAAATCTTCAATGCGGGGCATGGCCGGAATAACCGTAACGGGGTTATCCGAACCTGAGGACATATATTCAGTGTTAAGCGGATAATTTGCCGCAACCCGTAATCCACGGCGATAATAAAGTGAGGCAAAATAAGCTGCAACAATGCCTTTACCCTGCCCCAGATTACCCGTAATAACTGGCATAAATTAGCCTCCCGGTATTTTCCCTGATATAAACAAGCGAATATATCGATAAATACGTTCCTTTGAGTGAAAAAGAAAAGAAATAAAATCAGCGGCGATAATGAGATTTGCGCAAAATGTAAAGTTATGGGGTAAATAGCTGAACGCAATAATAAGGTACCTGTTCATAACAGCAGAAGAAGAAACAGTATCAATAACAGAGTTTGCTGCAAAAATAAAACTTACAGCAAGAGAAATCGACATAAAAAGATACGTTAATGTACCCGCATAAGAAAAAGCAGAAGGAAACTTATTTCTGAGGAAAGGCAGCAGCCTCCTGAAAATAATAAGCACAAAAGAATAAATGAAATTAATAAAAACAACCATAACTAAACCTCAGCATGACGCATCAGGGCGCGACGATAAACAAAATAAAGACGAAAAACAGTAAGTGCATAAATAAAATATTCCAGAACAGGCCTTAACAACAAATCATACGCTGATGAAAAATCGGATGTGTCAACTGTAAAATGTACAGTCCCAATCACCGGAAGATAAAATGAAAAATCAACCTCAAGTGGCTGAGCCCCATCAGAACGATGATTACCAGGAAAAAATAACTTGTCGAAATCAATAAATAACCACTCCTTAGGTAGCTTATCAATAAACTGAGAGATTAAAGAATCATAATCATTTGATGAATCACCCGATTCATTTTTAACAATATCAGACAGCTGGTCATCAAAAGTATTCAGTGAATTATTTACATCAGCCTGAGAAAAAGAAAAGAAACTATTCAAATCATTCACTGAAACCCAAATACGCTGCAACCAGCCAAGAATATCACCAAGCCAGCCATCGCCGGAGGAACTGCCACCGCCTGAGTTACCACCACCTGAGCTGCCGCCGCCTGAGTTACCACCACCTGAGCTGCCACCGCCTGAGTTACCACCACCGGAACTGCCACCACCTATGCCACCACCGCCAGAACTGCCACCGCCAGAACTGCCACCGCCAGAGCTGCCACCGCCAGAACTGCCGCCGCCTGAGTTACCACCACCGGAACTGCCACCACCTGAGCTACCGCCATCCTCCTTATCATCGGAGAATGCAGGATCTACAGCAACTGGTTTCCAGTTGGCAGTACAAACCGTATCATCATCGGGATTACAAATAAAAGGATTGCCGGTTGCCTCATAAATACACCCCTGCACATTAACATAACGGGTCCCGTCATCACCTTTATAAACACCAGGAAAAGTCATACCATCAAGAACCGGACGAGAAAGACAAATCTCGTCAGTTGGCGGCTTATTATATTCAGGTGTCAAATCCCCCTCACCACCCTGAAAATCAAGAGTGCAGGTTTCCCACTCTCGCTTCTCTAAATCCCAGACTTTATATGCGGACCACCGGGCATGGACAAAAACCCCAACGGTGGAAGGCGCGCTAGACGAGTCTGATAGCTTACTACCGCAATAATGAATTATTCCGGAGCACGCGTCGTAACCACTGGAACCACAATAAATATGACCAGCTCCCCTGGCTAATTTAATCGATGCTCCCGCATCTGAATAAGCTGTTCTGCAGTTGAAACGGCCAAAACACTGAACAAGCTTATCCGGATCTTCTTTCTCCTCAGCAAAAGAAAGCGAAGAAAAGAACAAAAACAGAAACGGAAAAATAAGACGAATCAAGCAAAAACTCCTGAAATGATTAAAAAAGCGCCCCGAAGGGCGCTGTCGTTAAATAACTATCAGGTTGCGCGGGAAAGGAAGCCTTTAATGATACCGATACCCAGACGGGCAGCGAGTGAAACACCAAGAACGGCAAATGCCGCCGTACCTGCAATGCCAATCACGCTGGTAATGGCAGTGCCAATCTCACCAACAGAAGTAGAAGTAATAAAAGAAGGAACATCAACCGCAGCAGAAGCCGGAAGCGCAAATACAGAACCTGCCATTGCCAGACCAGATAAAACAAGAGTTTTCACTTTCATAAAATTCCTCTTTGACAATTAAAATTAATTAACAGCATCGCTGAACATCCGGCAGACCAGAGTGAAAATAACACCAAGACCAAAGCCAAGAAGCCAGCAGACAATCCAGACATACAGAACGGCCCAGTAAAGCTCCCCGTCCTGTACGCCAGAATTCAGTGCGGATAAAACACCGCTGAAATCAAATTCAGTCATAATAACGCTGAACAGTAATGCTTTGTGAGTCACAGGCGCGAATCAGTTTTATTCCGATGCCAAAACCTGAAGAAAATAAAATCATTGCAGGCGCAGCAAATAAAACAAAGTTCAGAAAATCAGCGTCAGACATATCATCAGCCTTTTTCTTTACCTGCGGGCAGCGCACCCAGCGGCTGACCGTCAAAACGTTTCATGGAGCCGGAAATAAAACGATACCAGACACCATGACGTTCAGAGCCTGTCGACCATGAGTTAACATCCACCGTGAGATAAACAGGTTTGCCCTGCAAATCAGGACATGAATTAAAAAATTTAAAATCCTCCTCAGTACAGGAAAATCGCTCATGCTCCTCACGGCGGACTTTTAATTTTCGGTCCTCATACGGATAGGCAATAACAATGGCATATTTGGGTTTAGCCTCAGGGTTATAATGAGAACCCGTGGGCTTTAACTCCTCATCATTTATGACAGTGGCGTGAATAAAAAATCCCGCCATTGTCATACCTGCAGTAAAACCCTCAGGGGAAGGAAACGGAAAACTGTCATAAATTTGATTCATAAATCAGACTCCTCAATGTTAAAAATTCAGTCAGGGACAGTTATTGTCACAAGTCCAAGGGTCGGCTTCGCCGCCCCCACCCGCCGCGCGGGAGCGCGTCGTGCGGTGTCGTGAAGCCGACGAAATAAACACAGATTCATAGCTGCTGCCGCTTCTGACTTCCTCTGCGCGGATTTTTTCTGCGGGGGTCATACGGCGGACAACACAGCCCATAAAACGGGTTATGACCGGAACGGGGCCAAACATGAAACCGGAAATCACCGGTGCGCAGGGTTCACCGTAACGGTTAAAACGGGGTTTACCACCTTCCTGCGGCTGAACGTAAAACGGACGAAGCAGACGTTCAGAACAGAAGAAACCGCCGTTCAGCAGGATATAGGTCCGGAAATCGCCTGCATCACAGGCCATGCGGATGGCTTCCAGTTCGGCGACCTGCTGCGGCGTGAACTGCTGCATATTGATATGATGCGCCTCAAGCGGTGCGCGGAAGCTGCGCATCTGGCGGTAAGCCGTAACGGAGGGAACGCCAAAGAACTGGAACAGGCGAAGGCGCGTTGCTTTCTGCCAGCAGGCGGCACGGCTGACGGCATCACAGAATGAACGGGCAGAATAACGGTCATTCAGGGCGGTAATACCATCCGCACTGACATCACCCGCCATTTTGGTGATGTACTTCACGATGTAACGGAAACCATCACCCTTTTCAGGGTCAATAGCCTCAATACGAATACGGTGCTCTTTCGCCCCCTTTTCATCCGGCTCATCGCGCATGGCCTCTTCACGGAAAATGGCCAGCACCGTTGCGCTCTCATGGGGATTGCAGTAAATCAGGAAATTCCAGTGCGTTGTACCGTCAGCATGAGGCTCGACCGTGCGCAGACCGGGTATCTGGATACCGGCTTTATCCAGTCTGCGGCAGACCCGACGCCAGACGGTATTCAGCCAGGCGTGCGAATCCTTAACGGTCGGGCAACCTGCTTCCCACCATTTTTTATTCGGACGAGAATGCCATTTTCCGGCAACTTTAAAACTGGTCGTCGGGTGAAAACGTGACGGCGTGGTGAGCACGATGAAATAGCCGGACAGCCCCATATCTTCGGACAGTTCACAGACGGCCTTTCCACGAACGCAGAGTTCAGCAATCCGGTTTTTCGGATTCGAAACAGAGGCGTTATGCGCATCTTCCAGCGTACAGACCAGCTCATTAAACGCATCAAAGACACCGGAGGACCGGAGATACTTTTTCACGCGTTTACTGCGGACAGCAAACAGGTCACGATGCCAGTCAGAAATATAAGGCGCGTTGCGGTTCAGTATGCCGAGCATGCGACAGACCTCATTGACCCGCTGGTCACGGATAACCCGCAGGAAACGGGTGACAAAAGCCAAATCAGTCAGACGCTTAAGCAATCCCTCATCGCCGTAACGCTCATGATAAGTGGCATAAACGGGGGCGAAATCAAAGCCGGAGATGGCCTGAAAATAGGCCATCACATTGAGAAGGTGATGCTCTGGTACATCACTATAAATGGCCCGAGAAACAAGGCAGTCACGAACAACCGAATCAGCCACCTCAGCAATCTGCTCATCAGTGCAGAAAAGCGAGAATTCATAAGGGTCTCCGTCCTGATTGAAGAAAGCAAAACGGTGCGCGGACTCAAGCGCCATCAGCGCATTTTTCACACCGAGCTGGTAAACCAGACGGCAGAAAGCATGCGCCACGGTGAACGAAAACGAGCCAAACTGTGATACCAGTCCGGCAGCCCTGCCCCTGTCAGCGAGAGATAAATCCGTGCAGTTAATTCCGTAAATCACACGGTCAACCTGCGTGTTACGCGGCAATGCGAGCTGTGCAGATAAGGTCCCGACCTCATCACGATACTGGCGGGAAAGCGTGGCAAAATTGCGGGTGGCAACATCGCGCTCAGTCCGAAAATGCACGCGTTCGGGCAGCGTCAGGCAGGGACGACCAAGGGCAACGGATGCCGCGTCGATGGCGTTATACGCTGTAAGGATGGCTGATTCAGTCATGCACCCCCCTCCAAGAGAATGAATCTTAGAATCTAAATATTTATTTATTGGTGTGTTTATAATTTCTTAGTTTCTAAGTGTCAAGAATTCTAAGTTTTGAGATGTATGATGAGGTATGAAAAAACAGAGGGGATATATATGCCAACAAAGCACATAAACGATGTTTTATGGAGAAAGGTAGAGAAAGAAACTGTAAAAGTGGTAACAACACTGGCAATACCAGTAAAAGATACCAAAGTTTTAGAATGGATAATCGCAAAAGGACTGGAGTCTATAACAGAAGATGACTACAGGAAATTTGCAAAGACGGATGCAACAAAAAAATAA